CTTTGCCAATCAATATTCCATTCTCTCCATTTAGTTACATCTCCTACTTGGATTGTATCAGGGAAATGATGTTGAGTAAGTTCTATTGCGTAAGGTTTAATTTCGCTTGAATAATATTTATCAACTTTGATACCTACATTCTCAAGAGCTTGCCTTCCGGTATTCATTCCATTAAATAAACTAACTACATTCATAATAATTTTTTTAGTATTTCGTAATCTCTAAAGGTAAAGTTAGGCATTGGTTTATCCCATAACTTATTCCTATTATCTTTTTTTAGTGCTTCTATAATATCTGTATAGTGCCATCTTTGTCTCGGGTGTGGTATTGTATCCATATGGTCTTTAAATTCTTTATCTACTGAAATTTCAAATAATCTATAATTTTCATAATCCCATTTTCTTCCAGCCATTACAATCTACTTTTAATGGTTATACAATTATCATTTTCTTTCCATTCTTTTAATACTTTTAAAAAGTATTCATATTGAATACCTAATTCATCAGCAGTAACTTTTTTAGGTTGTGTTTGAAACATTAAGTAATATTCTATTATTTTTATTTTCTTTAATTGAGTAGGAAAAAATCTTGGCGGTTTTTGTCCAATTAGTACATCAACATTATTATTATAATAATTTGTAATTCCTTTTTTAGTCCTTGGTTCTATATTAAATCTTTTTAATCTACGATATAGAGTTTCAACAGTAATATTTCTTTTTTGGCTAATTTCTTTTATAGTTATCATTACAAGTACTTTTCTATTTTATTAAATTCAATCTCTATAAATTCTTTGGTATCATAAACATAAATCGATGCAAACCATATATTACCTTTTAAAGTAGATCCAGCTAACCGGCAATCATAACCTAACTTGTTCTTAAACATCTTTGAACCTATTGGAGTTTCTTCTCCTCTGAAGATATAATTACCGCATCTCATAATTCCTTTGCTCCTTTACTTAAGTTATCAGCTGCCCATAGTGGTTGTAAATTTGTATAGTGGCATCTCTTATAAAGTTCTTCTTCAGTTTCTGCTTTTGCTAATGGTTTAATATGGTCAATGTGCCACCTTCCATAATTATCCCAAGACATATTATCTATAAACTGATTCTCTAAATGTTTCTTTACGGTTTCATAATCACATCCTAATATTTCAGCAGTTGTATTTCTTTTATTCCAACTTTTTGATTTAACTGCACAATAAATTCTTGTTCTTAAATTCATAGTTAATTTAAATAATGGATCAGTATCTTTCCTATATTTTTCTTTTAACATTCTTTGTTTTAATTTACAAAATTCCATATTTTCTAATTTATATAATTTATTTTTAAAATCATCAATATATATATTATTATTATATAAATCTTCATATAAATTATCTATTAATTTATCTTTTGTTTTAATATTTTTTTTAATTATCCATTCATCAAAAGTTTCAACTTCATTAATTTCATCAACTTCATAAATAATTTTAGAATTTCTTAAATCTAATAATATATCTTCTATATTAATATCTTTATTATCTTTATTATCTTTTCTAAATTGTTTCCAACTCATAACTTAATTTTGATTTAAGTTTTTCAATATACAAAGTAGCATCCATTAACTCCTGCTGAAGATGAATAAGCCATTCTAACATAGTCAAATCTTCTCTATCTAATGTTGTACCATATTTTTTTATTCCTACATTAGACCTATCTTTAAATTGGTCTATTACTGATTCGACAATAAAGTCTTTAATTGGTCTTTGTTCGGTTGTTGTTTCAATCCATTCCATTTGTTCGTAAATCTTATCCTTCATATTTTTAGTTTTCTGCGGTGATTATCACCGCAATTAATACTGTTCGTTAAACTTTGTCCATATTTCTACATCAAATCCATTTGTGCGTAGCATATCTATTACATATTGCTGAACCGGTGATATTATACCTTTGGGTTGTTTTACTTCTATAAATTTAACCTCTCCATTTTTTAAGCACATTAGATCCGGAATGCCATTCATAGAAGTTTTGATTAGTTTTACAACTATCCATCCATCTGCCTGGAGCTTCTTTTTAATTTGTGTTTGTATTGCTGATTCTAACATAAGCCAAATGTAATTTATAATAATTTCTTAAACAAATTTAATGTGAAGTTTTTTTTATTTAATACTGATTTATAAATAGCGTTCTCAATTCCACCTTTTGCAAATATCCAATAAACATCATTTGAGGATCGTTCCATTGTAGTTAATCTATCTCTACTTTGCCAATATGATGTAGCACTAAAATCAATATTATAATAAACTAAATACTTTGCGTTTTTTAAACTTATACCTTCACGACCACTTACAATTTGTAAAGCTATACATTTAAAAGTATTATTAAACTCATCCAAATCTTCTGTCAAGTTTTCTGCCCCATATACTTGACGCAAGGCATTTAGTTCTTCCTTAAATTTATAGAATATAGCAATCTTTTCGTTTTCAAACTTCCATTTAATAAACTCTGCTTTGCTATAATCAATTACCATCGATGTTCCATCTTCAAACTTACAAGTTCCTGATGATAATTGGTGTACCTTCTGCATCAATTTAACACCAGTATCTCCTAATATTAATCCACTTTTACCTTGTACTATCTTATCACGTTTTAAACGCTTAATAATGTCATAAGTAATCGGTAACATTTCGCACTCTAATATATGCTCATTCACTTCGGATGTAAACCCAGCTTGAACTTGTGTAAAAGTTAGTATAAACGGTTGTACACTTTTTAGTATTAACTGCTCTTTACCATCCTTATAAACTTTAACTCTTGCATATCCTAAATTTTGTTCTGTAACATTCACATAGTCATTCGCCCATTTGTAAAAGTTAGTGTAATGTTTGAATGGACTTTTATCTGTTACTTGCAATTGATGATACCATTGGCTGAATGATTCAGGAGTTGGTGTTCCTGATAAAAATATCATTGGCACTTTACTAAATCTTTTACGAATATCCTTCTGATATTTCGATGCTTTTGGAAATGCAGCTAATCCGTGTGCTTCATCAATTATAACCATATCAAAATCATTATCCTCAATTGTATGCAAAGATTCCTTGTTGATAATGTATATATCAAATTCGTACCACATCTCTTTATAATCTGACATAATAGAACTAAATGCTTTCTTTTTAGTTATGAATAAAACTTTTTTAGCACCAAAGTTATAAGCAGTTTCTAATGCGGTAATTGTCTTTCCAACTCTGACCTCAAAGTTTAAATAAACAAAACCTTTTTCTTTTAATATAATAGTAGCTTCTTTAGCCAATCTATCTTGATAATCACGTAACTCCATTATATGTTTTTTTATTTAAAGTATTTAAAATTGTTTTTCTACTAACATTATATTTTAGCATAAATGTTTTTACATTTCCAGGGAGTAAAATAACATTCTTGGTATTACCTTTTATACAATTCTGTCTAATATCAACAATATCTAATTCAGATAATTTTCTAATTGGATTTATTTTACCTAAAATATCGTATGAATGTTTTTCATTTTCTGAATAAGTACACCATTCTAAATTAGATACATTGTTATTTAATCCATTTCCATCAATATGATTTACACAAGGTTTTTGATTAGGATTCTCTATAAAATAAATAGCTACTAATCTATGAACTTGAAATCTTTCTTGAATATTGTCTTTACTTAAAGTAACTCTTAAATATCCTTTAACGCTTTCTTTTTTTAATACTCTAATTTTTGAGTAATTATTACTTCTTACGTTTCCGTAATTAGACACCTCATAATTTTCAAAATTGTAAATTGTTTTCCATTCTTCCATAATAAGCAAAAACCTGCACATCAAAAGGTCGTAGTCTTTATCAATGCAGGAATTTAATAAAATTTTTAGTTGTAGCTACGACTCTACTGATACAAATATACAAAAAAATAATTAAACTTCCATCGATAGGTAGACGAATCCACATTCTTTTAGGATTTTAGTAGCTTTTTGAGCTATTTCGTCTTGATAATAACGTAATTCCATATTATGATGTGGATTTATTTAATTCTTTTACTAATTTTTTGATTAGTTTAAACTCTCCCCAACTAATTGAAATTGTCCTATCAGAATAATTATTAGCATTTATATCTATTCCTTCGCCATTATGCCATTCAGTTATTTCAATATAACTATTTTCTTTACAACTAAAATCATATTCTTTTAAATTGCAAAACACCGCTTTTCTTTTATATTTTTCCATTACTCAATTAGTTTATCAATGTTAATATTATGTTCCTCAAGTATCTTTGATATTCCTTCTGCCATAGCATCTATGCCATCAAATACATCATTATGACTATTGTTTATATTTTCAAATCTTCTTTCCATAGTCTTACGCAATTGTAGTATATCAAATAAAGCACAAGCCATATCCATTGTCTGTGTTACTCTATTAAACTCCATTTGTTCTTCGGGTAAATTAAATTCTAATGTTGCTTTCATTCTCCTTGTCCTTTTTTAATTAAATAATACCATAGCCAAATCATTTTTGACCTTATAAACTCGTATGCGATTAATACTAATATATATTTCATAATTTATATATTTCTAATAGTTCTTTTATTGTATATTTTTTACAATAATCTTCGTCTAAATCATCAAACCACTCTGCAAATCCAATAGCGAATTCTTCTGCTATAATTTCTAACTGAACTTCTCTTATTTGGTATCTTGGTTCAGTATCTAACCATCGTTTAAACTTTTCTTTTAGTGTCATAATATTTTATATTTAAAATTAGAAGTTTGCCCTATTTTATCTCCAGCTTCATTACTCCAAAGTATTACCATTGTATTTTCTTTATCATTTAAAGTTTCAATAAACCATTCTTTTTCTTCATCATCATTAAACCATAAACTTTCATCTACTTCTATTTCAAATTCTATTTTTATTTTCATAATCATTTTATTAAAACATTATTTCTTCTTCAGTTCCTTCTTCTCCAACCATAAACCATTTCATTCCGTTGCTATTACCATCGTCATATTTAAAATCTTTGTAAGAGCAGTATTTTTGTATCCATATTTGGAAACGTTTGTGAGTCAATTTAAATTGTGCAAAATCTGGATAATCACGTTTGAAATTATCTAAATAAATTTGCTTATCTAATCTAATTCCACTTGGCAAGTTTTCGCTATCGTTGGTCCATTCATCAAACTCTGGAGATGTTGCTGATATAAATTTACGTTTCTTGCTATTCTTGCTATTTTGAGCAATCAATCCCATACTAAAATATGTCTGTAAACATTCCACCATATAATTGTCAAACTTGTTAAAATCATCAAATGACCAATCATCAAATAATTGCCTTCCAAAATCTTGTTCCGGTGTTAAGTTCTTACCATAAAATTGAGCTATCTCTAATTCGTGCCTTCTTCTATCTTGGCTATGTCCATCTCCTTTAATTGCGTAGTTAGTTGAGATTATTACTTTTGGACTTTCGTGAACATTTAGCTTGATAGCATCCTTATTTTTGCGTTCCAATGTAATACCTTCAGTTATCAAACTAAAATTATTCTCAAAATCAAATCCCTTTTTAACGTCATCAAACACCAGGACTTTAGTTTCTAAAGATATTGTTTGATATGCAAATGATTTCTTACTATCAAACTGCTTTCCATCTATAATATCGCATCTTCTAATCTGTCCAATACCTTGCACAAATAAACCTTTACCGGTACCACCTTCTGGAGATTCAGATATTAACTCATCATTTAATATTATAGCCTTGTTTTGGCTTCTATTCTTATAGTTTAGTAATAAATACCCTATTGCACATTCAATCGCAGTTGGATCATTATGTGAGATGTTATTTATAAATTGCTTATAATCGTTATTGTTATCCGTTGAAGGAATCCAATCTCTATCTAATATCTGACTATCCCATATATATCCATCCATTTCGAAGTATTCCTTCAAAACTGCATCGGATTTAGTTACTTCTAATATACCATTTTTAAAAGGAATAAATGATTTATAAGCAAAATCTTGCATCATTAATAAATCAATCGTTTCGAGCATAATTAAATACTGTTCAGTAAACAAATTATGATAAGTTGAGCAGTAATTAAATACATCAATTTTACCATTTTCAAGAAGGTAATTTAAAACAAAATCTTTTATTCTGGAGATTGATGACTCCTTTACTTTGTTCTCTTTTACATAAACAAACATAGGCTTATCACTTCCATTTGGGTAGTGCTTCGCAAATCCTTTATTTTCTAAAAATAATTTGTACTTATGTGAGTCAATTTTAATATTATCCTTTTTATCCAAGAACCAAAAATCCTCGTGATCGTGTACTTCTTTTAATTCATTATAAACATCCTCTTTAATGTTATGCATCCGGATAACCTCATCCTTACCTTTTGACAAATCAACTTTTATCTTATCAATCTTTTGGTAATCTTCAAAAAATTTAGAGTCAAATTGTCGTTTTCTATATGCAGATTTAATTGTGTTCTTTACTTCCTGCTCTGAAAAATCCCCAATCACTATATTATTAAAAATATATCCTTGAGCATTATACTCCTGGATCCCGTATTCACAAAATGCACCTGCCAAATCAAATATATAAGCATTGCGTTCTCCTTCATTAAATCCCTTTTGCCAATTGAATTTCATTATCTTTTCAATAATCTTATCTTCATCTGTAATTGGAATTAAAGGCACTCGTTCTGAAATTGTAAATCCTTCATCAACTAATTTTGCATCAAATACTTCTGCTTCATAATTGATATATATATTTGGATCGTAAGACTCAAAACAAACCCTATCTACATTTGAATTAGCAATGTCGAAATAATCATAATCAAACTCCTTTTGAAATGCTTTGAAGTATTTCGGATGTGTTTCTTTAGTTGCAGGAGGAATTTTTACTACACCTTTTATACCGTTACCAGATGGGGAAATAAAAAGTAAACAAAAATGTTTATTTTGTTTCAAAATTTCCAAATGTTCGTTAATTGCGACAATATCGGGGTATTTGTCGAAATCTACAATCATTAGTCCAGAATGCTTAACCAATCCATTTGAGTTGCGTTCTGTAAATTCCCCTGCAAATAAGATGCAAGGGAGTTGTTTCTTTAAATCCTCTCCGTTCCGGATACGTTCTATTAAGTCTTTTGACTTACCTAATTTTATTCTATTTACTACCTTTTCAATAGGTACTATAAATGGAACTTCTTTTGACTTTAATAAGTCTTTAAATACTGATATTTGCATAGTTAATTATTTAGTTCTGTAAAAGTAAATAGTTAGTTTTAATCTACCTAATTTTTTAACATTTATTTAAGGCTTTAGACTTAAATTAAAATTATATTTTAAGGTTATAGACTGATAAAAGTAACTTATAAGTTACCTTTTATAGATATATAAACCCCATTTTTTTAGGTTTATCTTAACATCAAAGGTAATACTGATATTAATATTAATATCAGTGCTAAAAAAAGCCATCCGTTAAGATGGCTTGTGTTTTTTAGGTGTAGACTAAAAACCTTGTTATTAATTTAAAATTCTAAATCATCCTCTACTTCAACTAAAATTTCTGAAGCATCTACTTCTTCAACTTTTGTTAAATAGGTCTTTAAATACGCTTCTAATGTGTCAAAATTGCTATCAGCATCATTAGATTGTGGAACTGTTAATACATCTCCAAGAATAAACGAAGGAGTAGTGTACTTAACTGCACCCTTTTTACCTTCAATTGCTTTATCAACTACTATCCAAGATGTAGTTAGCATCTTCTTATTAGCATTTACAAATTCTCCCCATCCTTGAACTGCACTTCCCTTTAATTGGATGTTTGCAAGTGATCCATCTTCTAACATAATATAGATAGATTTTACATAGTGTCCTCCAGCGTTCTTTGCTTTGTCTTTAATCTCATTATAAAGACCTTTTGCAATCTCTCCACCTTTAAACGCTTTTACAGTCATTGGTTCTTTTGAAATGAATTTAACTTCATTCGCATATACTCCAGAAGATGAAGCATCATTCCAACCTTTTACCGTATGTAATTCATCAAGAAAAACAAACTTCAAAGGTAATTTAACCTCAATGGTTTTTGATTGTTCTTTGTCGTAGTACGAAAATTGCTTATCGTTTGACTTCCAATCAAGAAATTTACTCGCAGGATTTTTAGTTGTTCCTGTAAACACTTTTGTTCTATTGCTCATCGCATTTAATTTATTTATGACTTGGAATTGTGATGCCCAAGCCTTGCATCTTTGACAAATGTATTATTTAATCTTCAGTTATCCAAATAAAATTAACAGAAAATATAAAAAATAATAACTGGACCGTGTGCTCTGTATCATCATCTCCTTCATCATTGTTATATAAAGCTCCAAACATTAAGCCTTTTATCGGTGCTATTACAACTTCCCCGCCATAATATTTTACTGCTTCCATTCCTAACCATAACATTACTAAAATCGTTGCTGCTATTTGTATCATTTTTCTAATCGTATTAAATTAATTTTTCTATATATTTCGTTTACTCGTTCAGAATTTAAACCTCTTTTATGATTGAAATTCATAATTCTTAATATTCTCTGCCAATTTGTAAATTTTTTTTTCATAAGTTTATTTGTATTTTTTGCGTTGGACAACTCATTTTGTGGCATCCATTGTATTGATTACATTTACTGCAATATTCCCAATAGTGATCACATTTACCATCTTTTAACGGAAACTCACTAAACCAAGATTGTCTCCATTCTGAAACTGTTGCTAAATATCTATAGCAGCTTTCTTTTTTAGGACAATCTGTTCCTTGACATTTTGTTATATCTGCCATTACATATCTTTATTAAATTCCCTTCTTAAAATAGTATCAATCTTATTAGTAATATCGTTAAAATATGTACTCCTTTGAATTGGTGCAGTATCTGCTAATACATCATTTAACTCCTCACAAAATCCAATCAAATCAGATTGGTATTTAATCATTCTTTCGGTAGTAGGTTTTAACCTATCTAAACTTTCCAATAATAAACTGCATAAGCAATATAACTTGTGCATCTCCTGGTTCTTACTTTTTGGGTTCATAAGTCTTTAATAGTTTTATTTTATCAAATTTATCTTTTATAACTAAATATCCAAGTGCTTCATAAAGTTTTAAATATCTGTAAACTGTTCTAATATTTACATCTAAATACCTAGATATTGTATGCATATTTCTTGGCTTATCTTGCAGAAATTCCATCATTCTAATGCATCTATACATTTTATGCTGATTCATCATAATAGCTCTATTTCTTTTTTAACTGCTACCCAATATTCCCACGTTTCTTTATCAGGAACAACTTCAAATATTTGAAAAACTGCTATTAATGCACATTGTTTTGCAAAATTATAATTTATAACAACTATGTTATTATTTTGTAAATTGTAAAATTCGTTTACATCAACATAAATTTCTACTAATTCTTTTGCTTTTTCTTTTGGATTCATCGTTGCAAGTTATTAGTTATCTTCTCAATATATGCTTCTTTAATTACAATAGCCTGATCCAATCGTTCTTTTATCAAATCAATCATAACCTCATCTCTTGGCACTTCAATTGTATGATGAAACTCCTCACCATCAATAACGCAATAGTTAAAGAAATAGGCTTTAGATGAATTACTACATAACATTTGGAACTGCATTTGTGCAATGTATTCCGGATCTATCTTTTCATCAGCTACAATTTTGAAAAACTTAACCGGTCTCGGACATTTGATTTCCAATATTGCATCTTTACCTACTACACCATCAGGAGAAGCCCCAGCGTGTTCACCATAAGGGAACATAAACGCTTCAGATGCATCCGGATGCTGCTCTTTAAATTTAGCAAATGCATAAGGTTCTAAATCTACACCTCTCTGCATATCTGGTCCTCTATAAGATTCTTCTAACTGACCATATAATTGCTCAATTGCCTTCTCTATTGCATAAGTCTCTCCTGTTTGACCTAATCCTCTTGCTCCTAAAAGTTTGTGGATTGTAGATGCAGTAAACTTACCGTGTCTTGCTTTAAACCATTCATCACTACGTTGATCGTATGGTAGTGATTCTATTGCTTTTGTTCTATTGCTCATTTTTTAATTTTTTGGTATGCGTTACACATTTTTTCGTTATCGTAGTAGTAAATAGATTGTACTGTTTTTCTCATCCATTTGTCAAATCTTTTTATCTCCTTCATTATAAATATTTTTCAAGGATTATTTCTTTTTCTAATTGATCTTGATTTGATAATGAACCAAAGGTAATTAAATTGGATTCAATTTTAGCTAATTGCTTTAATTCATTTATAGCTATATCTAATCTTCTTTGTTGGCTATTTAATATTAGCTCTAAAGACTCTATCTGTTGTAGGGTTATTTCGTCCATATAGATATATTATTAAGATTAGACATAGTTTGATCGTAATTTAATACTTCTCTAATTTCTTGAGCATATGCATCTGACTCATTCCAATCTTTTACTAATGATTCAGTAATGTACTCTAATTGTTTACGCACATAAAGATTGTCGGTGTTTTCTAAAATAGAAATGCAAATTTCTAATTTTGCTAAAATTTCTTGTTTGTCCATTTTTTTAAGGTTTTAAATTATTTATAGGACAAATCTAAACGTAATAAATGGAATAAAAAAAATATTATGAAAACTTTAACATTTTAGCTTCTGCAATATCTAAATAACAAACCTCCTTTTCAACCCTATCATAACTACCAAAGTTAGTAGAAGCAGGATTTTTAGAATTAAATTCCCAAATAGGATTTATTTTAAGAAGATTAAATATAAATATTCCTTTTGGAGTTGAATTAATATATAATGGAATATCATTA